CCTCTCAAGCGACGCTATCATGTGGAACCGGCCTCCTGTCAACTATTGTTTCATGGTTACACTCAGGGCATTGCCCGTGATATTTGTTATCGTCCATACGATAACCTACAATCTTTTTCTGACAAAGTTCACACGGGAAGAAATCTTCAAATCTCCCAACCTCTTTAGGTATCGGTAATTTACGTTTTTGAAAGAACGCTATCTCTTCTGGATATGCCGGAACCCTTCTAGGAATTTCCGCTTTATGAAAATCAGTATCGTCGATGATTTCATAATAAGGAACTTTGTTGGAGGGTAATGCCATAACCCTATAAATGCCCCCAATTTCCATGTCAATAGGAGCGTCTTTGTCTCTTGGAAGAATCTTAACACATTTGACCAAATCTTCTTTTTTAATTTGTCCATCAGATTCTCCGGCAAGTTGTCGTATTGTTTCTATGGGAGTAGTCTTTGGATTAGTGTTTAATTCAACAACTTCTCTCCTAACCTCAGCCATAGGAGCGTCGCCAATTTTAGCATTGATATCCTGAATCAATGCAGACATAGAGCGATTAGCAGCATAAGGAAATCTTATGACCTTAGCCCCAACCTTGACGCATACCACAATCATTGTAGCTACACCGTCAGGTTGGATAAAGGAGTCATTTTCTTCAAGAGTTATTATCAACTTTTTTCTCCTTGTCTTTCTCGACCATGCTAAGAGTGTCTTTATATCCCTGAGAATATTTATTCTTTGGATAAATAGTTATCCTGTAAAGAGGTATTGGTTTTACCATGTCATTGCCCTCTCTGTCTAACATTCTCCTTACACCGTCAGCTCTTCTAAGTGCATGGCTCATTAATCAAACCCCTCTATCCTGCTAGGATTTTTTTTGCTTGGGTAAAATTCCGGGAACTCTTCCATGTTTGCTTTTAAAGCGGCCTGTCCCTTTTCTTTTCCCTTAGCGTCCTGACATTCAGGAAACCACTCTTTACAGAGTATATACCTCTTATAATCAATTTGATGCAGCCTGAGAGTGTCCTTAGTTGATTGCATAAACCCGTGCTCATTCTTTACAAGGAAGTGGCACATAGCCTGAATGTTATACTCAATCTCGTCAATGACGTTTCCGTTCTTGCCAACCTGTTGAGAGAATCCTGCCCCTTCGCCGAACCTCTCAGTTCTTATCTTCTTCTGGTATTGAACGACCTCGTTCCATTTGACAATTTCATTCTCAAGGATTTGTTGGTGGGCCAAACTACAGGAGAATTCATCAAATATCCACTTCCAACAGTCTCTCCAGAGAAGGTGGATAGGACGACGATTTAACGTGTCTTTTTCAAACTGCTTTAAAGGCGTTATGTCACTCATTTTTGTGCGGGCTGTTGTGCTTCGGAATTTGTCCGATTAGCTCTCGCAGCCGATTCTGCCGTTTTAGCGGCTTCTTGCGCCATCTTTAACTGCAACATCTTCTGTTGCATCTGTTGTGCCTGTTGCTTCTGTTCGTTAACAACCTTCTCGTCGTTAACACATTCAGGGTGAATACCAAGAAGCTCAGAACTCCGACGAGCAACCTTGTCTTGGTTCATAACATATTTCATATCTGTAAATCCTGCTTGTACTAATTCAGAAACAAATGATGTCCAAGCCTGTAGTCCGTTCATCTCAGAGCTGCGTTGAGCAATGGCTAGAGGACTAAGGTAAGTAATGTGCAAATCTTTCCCCTGAATTTCTTTAGGAGCAGGGGGGAACAAAAGTTGACGATTCAAAATCCCATAGGTGCGCATGAGGATGGGGGTGTGTCCTTCGTCGAGGACGTGGCCTATAACGGGAGAGATTAAGGCGAGTGCCTCCGCAATTCTCTTTTGCACCTCAGGGACAGTCATTTGTTTGGTAACACTCATCATGTTCTCAAACAAATTAACATAAAGGTGAGCGTCGATTAAGTCTTGCTCCATCTTCATAACGTCTACGTTAATAGGTACATTGCCCTCATTCTTAATTGCCTGAAACTGTTCTGACTTAAACTTAGCCGAATCATAATAGTTCATAGCGGCAGGGTTGAGGTTTAGCGGAGCAATCCAAAATCTGTAAGGAGACATTAACGCAGGGTCGCTCTGTTTCATCGACACTCTTATGAGAGTACGCTTTTGAGCGTTAACAAGTTTAATAGAAGCCAAGCAATCCATAACAGGACTATAAGCATAGGGGTCGTCCTCGGTATCATCTTTCCACCAACGAGCAACAGCGTAAGGATTCTCCATGAAGCCGCTCTCGCTGAGAACGTGTTTCTCGTCAATAACAATCCACACGGACTTAAACTCCATGTTGGCATTGTCCATTTTAGAAACATCTCTAAAGTGTCTAGGAGCTACATGGTGTAGGATTTGAAAATACTGATAAGGTTGTCCGTCTTCTAAGGCCTTCTTCATCTCCGGCGATATACTTGAGCCCCAGCGAAGAGCAGCTTTACGAGCGGTAATTCGCATTGGACGATATATTGCAACAACATACCCGTCCATGTCTTCTTCTATAATAGTTTGCTCAGGAGGAACGTTCTTGTATCTAACATGAAACCTATCGCTCTGTTCGGTATAACAATCTCCGATACCAAAACAAAGCAGGTTTGTATAAAACTCCATTGCCGCACGATTCCAGTTGGTATTGTTCATAACGCCATACTGGATGTCGTCGCACTCTCTGAAATACTTTTGCACGATTCCCGACTGCATCCACTTCTCTTCGAGCGTTCCCATCTGAAACCATTTAGAAGCAGGGGATGTAAGGTTGCTATGGAAACCAGCGGCAGATTTCTTTAACGCAAGAGTTGCCCGTGTATCGTACAGGCAATTAAAATTCATCTGCTGTCCCCAGTCTTTATAGGGAACATCAATCCATTCTTTGCGAGGGAGGGCAAAATTTGCGCAATCCTGCCAATAGCTGCGCCATGACGAGGACTTGCCATAAAGGTGCTTATAGTCTTCTACGATAAGGTTAATATCAGAAGGAGATGTCATTTATGTCGCCTCGCCGTAATGCGCATGACCCGTGAGGTCGTACGCTGAATTTCCTGTTGGTGTTTATGGTAAGAAGATGAAACAAGGGCTCCATTGGATTCTTTGTGAACCCCTTTAGCTTTAATAGAAGAAGGCTTTGATTGAACGTGTCCCTTCACGAAGACCCCACTAGGCTAACACTACTAACATCTTGTCCCAATATAATTCCACTACCACTTGTAACATTTGTTTGCCCACCTGAAGATAGAGCGGCTTGACGCTGAGAAGTTTGTGCCGCCGTAGCTGTTGCCGCTGCCGTTGTTGTTGATGGGGCGGTTGGAGATGCTGGTTGCTTAGGATTTGATGTTAAAGCGCCAATTCCTTCTGCTGCGCCAAAACCAATAGCCGCTCCAATAATAACATCTACTACAGTAAAAAATCCCTTGTTATTAAGAAAAAATTTCCAATTCATCTATCTATCCTCTTTGAGAGCATCATATCAGTTTTCTCATATCCCATCCTGAGAAGCATTGAGCTCCAATCGTGAGAGAATTTTATATGATGAACAACAAGATTTACCCCTAATAACTTTAACTGCTCATCACACCAGTTAATAAATATTCTTCCAAATCCTCTTCTCTCTGGGTCAATATAAATAATGTCTTCCATAGCGGTAAGGCATTGTTTGTAATGAAGAGCGGGTTTAACTATATAGATAGCATACCCAATAAGTTTTCCGTCAATGTCTCTGTTGGTGTAGCACTTAAGTATTCCTACCTGTTGCAATTTAAAATACATCTCATAGTCGGGGTCAAGAGCTATATCCTTGTAGTGCGCTATCTCCACCCAATGTTTAACCAGAAGAGGGCGAGCCTCGTCTACAAATTTCTGGTCAACAGGTTCTAATGAGAATGTCATATCTTAATTACCTTGCCATTACGAACAATCACATTAGAGTTTCTACCAAGCAACGGGACAATGGTATTAGTGTTAGCGTCATACACCCAATTACCATTTTCGCATTGAAGCACAACCTTCTTGTCGTTAATGCCGTCGTAATAAACCTGAATAGCCCGTGTGAGACCGGCCTCAGGTGGAACCTTTGCTACTCCAATAAATTTCTTACCTTCTCCCATTATGCCCCCTCAATCTTCATATCGCTAGTGTTTTTTAATTTATTAATATTTGCCTGATGAATCTTTAAAACTTCTACGCCACGTTGACAGCACTCTACAGCGTAAGGCTCGTCAATCTTTCCTTGTACGGTGGTTTCTATTTCGCCTTTTTCGTTTAACTTCTCTACCACTAGGATTAGAAACATCCCCGGTGGCGGGTTCGCCGGGTCGATTGCAACAGCTTGGGGTTGGTTTTCCATATATTGCTCCTATTGTGTTAATAATTCTTTCAGCTAGTAATCGCATAGCGTTGAAAGTCTTTAGGGGTTCTATTGTTTTCTCCGGGTATGACCTCAAACCCTACGGAGCCAACGTCCTCATAATCAGCGAAGAAGGTGGCGATAGATAGCGCCTCAGCCTTGTTAGGCGACTTGACTCCTTCACGACGCATCTCATCTTTCCCGACAATGTGTTTAACTGCGTCCTGACGGTAATAGTATTTAATGGTTGATAATTCGGCATGAAGGTATATATCGTCGAGGATTTGTATATACTCTTTCGCAATGTATTCCTCCAATTTGAAATATGCCTGAGCCTTCTTGTTAGTATAAGCTGACGTGCCATTAGGTTTCTCATTGGCTATAAATGGGCAAACAGAGAATTTATTGCTATCCCCAAGCATATCAGTAACACCGCCACCCACGCCAATGTCGTCAACACCGATAGTATCGAACGGAAAAAGTTTCCATGTGTCTCTACACCATCCCGCAACTTGCACAGTAGACCACTCATGCTTCTCCTCCATAAATACCATGCGCCACTTGCTTACCCCACATTGAGCCAAGATAACCAGACACGAAGCGTCGCCACCAAAACGGCCAACGTCAAGGCCAGCAACATAGCGGGTAAAGGTTGGAAGCTTAAAATCCAACTTAGTAGATTTCTGGACATCGGTTGTTTTGAACACGAGGTCGTCCGACAGGTCTTCTGAGAAGTCATTAAGCACCATCCTTCTAAAGTGTCTAGGGGAATCTTTCTCACGGGCAGATTGGTCGGCAATAAAAGCAGCGGGTAGGTTTATAGCGTTATCAAAGGTTGTTGCTGTTACTATGAAGAAGTCGTCCGAGGAAGGCCTGTTAACCCACATCCTCCAACACCAGTTATGACCATCGCAGTTTGATATAAGAGCAATTTGTTGATACGGCGCAGCCTTTCCTCTCATGCGGTCTCTAAGGAAATTAAACTGGGTGTCGTCAGAAAACTCCTCTGCCTGCTCTATTCCGCACCAATCCAAGTTAATATTCTTGAGGACTTCTATTTCCGACCCGTGCCTAAACATAATACGAGACCCATTTTCAAAGATTACCTGCTTGTGAGTATCGACGGTCAGCCCAAAGTATTTAGTGAAGTCTGCGAGGGTGCTATCATGGAGGTCGGTAAACTGCTTACGCACAATCATGCACACAGCTCCGGGGTACTTCTGCGCAAAGGTCACGCACATAAGAAGCAGACAGTAGGTTTTGCCAGTACCGATTCCCCCTATAAAGTGCGGAAACCTCGCCGTAGAGGTAACAAAGCTCGCCTGCTGCGGTATTAGGGTTATATCAACTGCCATAACAAATCCGCCTCCGGCGGAAAAGCGGTGGGTAGAAAATGCCTCATTTGAACGAAAACCCCGGCGGTAAATGAATATTAATCTGCGGACACTTCTGCGCTCCAACCTCCGCCTTCTTCGCCCCAAGAATCTCCGCCGCCAACGGAGCAAACTTCGCCCTCGTACTATGCGCCGGCACCTCCCCACATTGCTCCCCAGTATCCTTACTTATAAGCGCCACCGTCGCCGTCAACCCCTCGCTCACCGCCTTACACAACACCTCATAAGTAAGCCCCACCTTCTCCCTTACCAGGGCTCTATAAGATTCATCTTCATCGGGGTTTACTGGAGGTTTAGAGGTAACGGCTTTATCTACGAGAATGTCGAGTTGGGTACTCATATATTAAGAATACTTATTTTTTTAGGGGTGTCAAGGAATATTTGGGATTTTACATAAGAGTATAAGTATCATGTAAGACGAGTTGG